TAGGAATCAAATAATCCCTAGCCTTTTCACTGGTAGCGGGGCATGGATTTGAACCGTGGACCTCTGGTAACGTTGTTGCCCAGAGGTCCACGGTTCAAATCCATGAAGCCCGATTATTTGATTTTATCCTAGCGGCGTAATGCCGCCGGCCGCCAAGGATGCCGGCCGTGAGTATGCACAAAAAGCTGCCCCCTGCTCAGTGGCGGGACGAAATCACCCTATGGCTCGAATCGCTCACGGCGGCGGGTCTCAGTCAGGACACGATCAACACGCGGCGGTGCAAGATAGGGCACGCGGCGCGGTGCCTGGATAAATCGCCCTATGACGTGACGTCAGAGGATCTAGTGCATTGGACGGCCTCGCAGTCCTGGAAGGCGGAGACGCGCAAGGGCTATCGGAATACGCTCGTCGGTTTTTTCCGGTGGCTGCATGCCACGGGCCGGCGCGCGGACGATCCGGCGGTCGCGCTGCCGAAGGTGCGCAAGACGCGGCCGCATCCCCGCCCGTGCCCCGACGCGCACATATACGCCGCCATGTGCGCCGCGAACGATGTGGAACGGCTCATGCTGCGCCTTGGTGCCGAAGCCGGGTTGAGACTGTCCGAAATCGCGGCCGTCCACTCGCGCGACGTGCTGGAAGGCGACGCCGGCCCGTCGCTGATAGTGCGGGGCAAGGGCGACAAACAGCGCATAGTGCCCATAAGCGAAGACCTGGCGAAGCGGATAACGGCCGCGCCCGGTTGGCTGTTCCCCGGCCGGTGGCGGGGACACGTCGAAAAATCGTATGTGTCCCGCCACCTCACACGGCTGCTGCCGGACGGTTGGGGGCCGCACTCGCTGCGCCACCGGTACGCCACGCGCATGTACGAGACCACGCACGATCTGCTGCTGGTCTCGAAGCTGCTGGGACATAGCAGCGTGGAGACCACGCAAATCTACGTGGCGATGCCGGATAGCCGGCTGCGCGTCGGCCTGGACGCGGTGACGTTGGCCGGCTAGATTATTTGCCGGCCATGCGTAGAGGGTTGTAGGCGACGCCGAAACCGCCGGTGAGCACGCCGCCCGCGAAGATGATGTATTCGCCGATGTCGGCGTGGCCCGCGAGGGCGACGCCTCCACCCGCGAGTACGGCGGCGAGGCCGACGACGTAGATCACCGTTCGGATGGTCTCGCTGAACACGGGGGTGTATCCCTTGCTTGCGTCGATCTGCGCGGCGGCTTTGTGGTCGGCCACGCCTGGTGTGTTCGTGTCCGTGGTGATGGTGTTGTTCTCGGCGGCGAGCATCTGCTCGCTGGTGGGCTGTTGCATGTCGGCGCTCATTTGGCGGTGTCCTTCTCCTGTGCGGTCATGGTGATGACGAGTTTGTCGATTTTGTCGCTGACGGCCTTGGCGGTCCTGTCGGCGATGTCCTCGGGGTTGCTGCCGAGCGCCGTGGTGAGCTTGTCGATCTGCCGCTGCTGGGCCGCGACGGTTGCCTGCAGGGCAGTGACGGCTTTCTTCACGTCGCTGATACGGCCGGGCAGTTCGTAGTTGATGGCGTTGTACATGTTGCCGCCCAACGCGCTCTTGTTGTAGTTGTATCCCCATATTTCGGCTGCTGTTGCCATGTCGATGTCTCCGTATCCGTTGATTTGGTTTGCTTTGTTGATGATGTACCGCCAGTTGAGCCCGTTCGGGCACAGGTCCGGGCGGGCCGGGTGCGCGTAGGGAGGCACGTCCCGGTGCAGGAATATGTTACTGCCGCGTTCCAGCTTGCCGAACCCGTACCGGCGGGCGATGTCCGCGCATAGGCGGGCGCTGGCGTCGAGGCATGCCTGGGTGCATGGGATGAAGTCGAGTCCGCCCTGGTGCTCGATGCTGATGGTCTGGCAGTTGCTTGTGTAGCTGCCGTCCGCCCATGCGGCATCCGTCTCGGCGACGTACTGGTGGGTCTCCCCGTTGCCGCCGATGCCGTAGGTGCTTGATGCCTGGTATGAGGCACGCTGGAAGATGTTGTCGGTGCCGGCGAGCCAGCCGGCCATGATGTGAAGGGTGATGCGTGTGACGCGGTATCCCCTTCGCCCCGCGTAGTGGTTGGGGCTGCCTATCCATGTGATGCTCATCGCATGCTTATTCCTTTCCGTCGTCGTTGTCCTGGAAGAGCCCGTCGGGCGCGCTCGGTGGCGGTGGAGGCGCGCGCCGCCATATCGCGTCCACAAGTTCCCTGTTCCACAACCACAGGAGCTGTCGGTCTCGGGCGCTTTGGTCGAGTTGGCGTTGCGCCTCGATGAGCAGGCGGCTGGCGTCGGTGTCCTTGTCGCTGCGTGTCTTCGCCCATGTGGCCACGAACTGGACGCACGCGCCTACGGCCACGCCTCCCGTGCCGATGAGTGCGCTGATTATCGATTCGGTCATGCGATCGCGTAGCTCAGCGAGCAGCCGAAAGAGGCAGTACCTTGGGTGCCACCATTGTTGGTGTAGTCCATGGTGCCGTCGGCACGGACGTTGATGGTTTTCTGGTTGGCTCCGTCGCGGCCGCCGAAGCTGAAATTGAGGTCGAACAACGGCCACCATCCTTCGGGGAGCTTTCCGAAGTCGCCTTTGGTCCACGAGCCGCTGGCCGAACTTTTCCAGTCGATTCGCAGTGTGGCGAGCTTGCCGCGCCTGTATCCCTTGATGGTGCCGTAGGTACTGTTAATAAGCATGACAGTTGAGGAATCTTCGGCGAGTATGTCGGACACGTCGGAGATCGTCGCGATGCGCGCCCACGCGCTGCCGGTCCAGCAGTACGGTCCGTTGTTGCCTTCGGCGGGGTCGGCAGTGACGTATCCGGTCTGGCCGGTCACGCCGGTGATGCTGGCCAATGTTTCCAAGGTGGTGGCGATGACGGGTTTCACACCGGCCGGGGTGTTGCGGCTGTCCACCTCGTTGAGCGCGGTTTCCACGCCGTTGGCCATTTTGGCGAATTGTTCGGGCGCGCCGCGTACGAGGTCGCTGCCGTCGAGGTAGGGGATTCCGTAGATCGGTGTGGTTTTCATGGTTGGGCTCCTTCCCAGTTTGGTTGGTCGATGATGGCGGGCTGGTCGTATGCGCTGACCAGTCCGAGTTCGGCGAGGCTCATGGCGGTTTGCGCCCATGTGGGTGGCCATGCCTGCATGTCGGCCCATGTGGCTTGGTGGTCGGTGTCGAGCGGGATGGGCCACAGGGTGACTTCGTTGCGCAGTACCGGCGTCTGGTCGGCCCATTCGAAGGTCAGGGTGCCGCCGATGGCCGTGTATGCGCCGCCGGTGGTCGGCCGGCTGGTGTCGTCGGCCAGTGTGCCGCTTCGTGCGCCTTGCAGGGTGAACGCGTCAGGCGGCGAGGTTTTGTACAGTTCTGGCCGGTTGGCGGGGTCGATTTTGCGGCCGTCGAACACGATGGTTTCGGGTGTGAGTCGGCGGTCGATGGTTTCGAGCCATCGAGCGGCGTCGATGCGGTTCTGCTCGCTTGGTGTCCAGGTGGTGCCGTTGGCGCGCCCGAGGATGCCGCCTGTGTCGTCCTGGGTGGTGATGTCGCTTTCCATGGTGAGGCTTGACTGGATGGCGGTCAGGTTCGCGGGCAGGAGTCCACGGTCTCCCATTTCGGTTTCGTCGTCCTCGAAGGCAAGCACGCCGTCGTCGTCGGCCGTGGCTTTCTTCGCCTTGAGTGTGATTTGGGTGATGGGTTCAGGGATGGTCAGGGTCGTGTCGTCGTCGGTTTCCACCAGCGGTGCGGGGATGGCGGGGGTGACGGTGCCCTGGTCGGTGATGGTCAGGGTGCCGTCTGTGGACGCGCCCATGGTCACGGGCCGGTTCAGTGGCGTGTATTCGATCACGCTCGTGTCCTTGTGCGGGACCTCGTACCACAGGGGCATGTGGGGGTGGTGGGCGTAGAGGCGGTGCAATAGGTCGAGTTGTGTCGGGTAGTCGGTCGTGTCGTAGGATGCGGGGGTGCCGGTGGTTTCCAGTCCGGCCGCGTCGGCTTCTGGCGCGTTGACTTCTCGTGCGCGCGTGTTGAGTTCCGCGAGCCGGGCGGCGATGGTGGTGGTGACCCAGTGTTGGCCGGCCCATCTCGCGTCGGTGGATGTGGGGCCTTGTTTGGCCAGGCGTTTCCAGAGCAGCAGGCGGCTGGACGCGGTGAGTTTGAGTTTCCACCCGGTTTTGTGTGCGGCCGCTGTGCCGCCGTTGCTGATGATGCCGTCGAACAGGGTTATGGCGGTGCTGTCGGGATTGTCCGGGGTGGGTGGCGCGTATGCGGAGTGCAGCCGGTTCAACGGCATCCTTTGTACCTTCCATGTGCCCATCGCGTCCGTGAGCATCGCCCAGGTGGGTTGTTCGCTGATCTGCACGAGGATGCGTGCGCCGGCGAGGGTGAGCGCGCGGCCGGTGAGCCATCCCTTGAGGTCGCGCAGGGTGAAGCTCATCACGCTGGGGTCGGGTTGCTCGTCGGCGGTCTCCACGCCCCATTGCACGCTGAACTGGGCGAGCACGGCGATGTCCTGCAAGGGGTCGTTGAGGCTTTTCCAGCCGTCGCCCCAGTCGATGAACATGAATGGTTTCTGCATCTATCTCATGCCCGCTTTCTGTCGTAGTCGCGGAGGATCTTCTTGAGTTTGCGGGCCGCGTCCTCGCCGTCCAGCACGCCGTTGATGACGATGCTCACGGTCATGGGTTGCGCGGTTGCGGTGCCGTTGGTGCCGGGCATGTCGAATGACATGGCGGACAGGCGGCCGTTGACGCGGGTGATGGCGCGGGTCACGTCCTGGTCGAAGCCGAGGCCGAGGCCTTTGGCGAGGCCCTGCATGATGAGGCGGCCGTTTCTGATGAGCAGCGCCTTGTCGTATGCGGCGGGGCCTTTGTGTTCCGCGATCCAGTCGGCGATGCCTCCGATGAACCCGGTCACGTTGTCCCATGCGGCCTTCAGGCCGTTGAGGAAACCGTCGATGATGTTCTTTCCGGCGTTGTACAGCAGGCTGCCCACGTTGCCGATGGCGGACAGGATGCGGCCGGGCAGTCCGCTGAACCAGCTGACCACGTTGTTCCACGTGTTCTGCGCGAACTGGGCGGCGCTGGAGAAGAACGCGCCTATCCTGCCGGGCAGTGATTGGAAGAATCCGATGATGTTGTTCACGCACGAGCCGATGAAGCTGGTGAAGTTGCTCCATATCTGCCGGCCGCTTTCGGTCTGGGTGAAGAAGTAGACCAGTCCGGCCACCAGGGCGGCTATGAGCGTGATGATCAGCACGATGGGGTTGGCGTTCATGGCCGCGTTGAGCGCCCATTGGGCCACGGATGCGGCCGTGTTGGCGATGCTGAACCCCTGCAATGCGGAGGATACGGCGGTGATGACGCCTGCGACTTTGAACACGGCGAAGCCGGTGCCGATGCCGACCAGGGCGGCGCTGATGGGTTCCGCGTTCGCGCTCACCCAGTCGGAGAACGCGGTGAGTTTGTCGGCCACGTCGCCCACGATGCCGGCCGCGCCGTTGAAGGCGTCGCCCAGCGCGGTGCCGGCGGCGGACGCGCCGCCGAACGAGTCGGTGAGCGGCGCGAACTGGGCGAGCACGTCGCCGGCGGCTCCGGCGAGGCTTTTGCAGGTCTCCCACACGTAGCCGAAGATGTCGCTGGCGGTCTGCACCGGGCCTGTGTCGTTGAACGCGGTCATGAAGTCCGTCACGGCGGTTTTCGCGGTGTCGAACGTGTTGGCGGCGGTGTCGCGCACGGTGAGCAGGAAGTCGGTTATCGGGCTGTCTTCCTCGATGTTGAACGCCTCGCGCAGTTCCGCGCTGAAGTTGCCGTCCCTGACGAGGGTCATCACGCCTTTCAGGCCGGTTGTGGCCTTGCCGCTGAACGCCGTGATCTTCTCGGCGGCGACGCCCATGGCGGAGGTCACGGCCGGTTTCACGAGGTCGAAGGCGTCGGTGAGGCCGCCGACCACGGACGCTTCGAGGTTGCCCATCGCGCCTTCGATGGTCTTGGTGCTGGTGGCGGCCTCCTTGGCCACGTCGCTCATGCCGAGCTGGATCAGCGCCTGGTTGAACTCGTCGGCGGTGATTTCGCCCTTGGCCATCGCGTCCCTGAAGTTGCCGGTGTACGCGCCGTTGGCGAGCATGGCCTCCTGGAGCTTGCCCGAAGCGCCGGGGATGGCGTCGGCCAGCTGGTTCCAGTTCTCCGTCGTCAGCTTTCCGGCTCCGGCGGTCTGGGTGAGCATCATGGCGACGCTTTTGAATGTGTCGGAGTTGCCGCCGGCCACGGCGTTGAGGTTGCCGGCGGCTTCGGTCAGTTCGGTGTAGTTGCCGATGCCGTTTGCGGCGAGCTGGGCGGTGGTGTTCTGGATCGTGGTGAGGTCGTACACGGTGTCGTCCGCGTATTTGCGGGTGGCCTTGGTGGCGGCCTCCACGGCGCTGGTGTCGAGGCCTGCGAAGCTCATGGTGTTCTTGAACTTGTCGGTCGAGTCGCTCATCTCTACGACCGCGCCGCTGAAGTTCCGGAGCGTGTCCCACAGGGCGGTCACGCCCTTCAATGCCGCGCCGCCCATGAAGCTGCCGAACGCGGCGGCCTTGCCGGTCGCCTTCTCGAACGCCTTCACGGCGTCGTTCGCGTTGCCCGTGATGCGCACGGACATGATGGCGCTATGCCCCGCCATTGTCCACCTCCTTTTCGGCTCGTTCCATTTCCTCTGTCAGCAGGCGTATGCCGGTGCCCCAGTCGAGTTCGCTGGCCTCGTTCCTCCATTGCCACGGGGTGCCGCCGAAGCGGCGGGCGAGGATGAAGCTGAGTCGGCCGAGCGAATCGTCGGGCCACGCGGCTAGTTCGTAGGGTCCAGCTGCGCGTCCTCCGTGTCGTCGGGCGTGTTGATCACCACGTCGATGATGCTGTCAAGCCACTGTTCGTAGGGGAGTTTGGTCTTGCCCTGCTGGCGTGCGGCGGTGTAGGCGAAGTAGTAGACGAACCGGATTTTGCAGTTCTCCACGGGCCCCCACCCGTTGGTCTGGGCGTGTTCCTCGGCCTGGCATTGGGCGCGGGCGGTGAGGATCACGGTGTCCTCGTGGCCGTCCTGGTAGCAGATGGTCGCGGTCTTCTTCAACATGGCTTATGCTCCTTTGACTTGTTTCATGGTTTTCTCCACGAACGCCTCGTATGGTTTCATCCAGGCGTTTTCGCTTCGGGCCACGCCGTTGTTCACGTACAGGCGTGGTTTGATGTGGTGGCCGGGCCACCCGTAGTTGACGGGGCCGGCGTAGGGCACGGCCTTGCGGCCCGCGCGGATCACGCCGGCCTTTTTGGTCGCGCCGGCGCGCAGTGATTTCGAGAGTCTGCCGGTCTTGCCGACGGGGGCGAGGGCCTGCACGGCGGGGAGGGCGATTTCGGCCGCTTCGCGGTTCACGCCCTTGAGTTCGTCCAGGTCGGCGCCGGCCTTGCGCATGGTCTGTACGAACCGTTTCTGGCCGACGACCATCAGGGCCTTGCCGGTGTTCATGCGCTGGCCGGGGCCGTGTAGGTGGTGTGCTTGAGGTTCGTGACGGGGAAGCTGAAGTCGTTGGTGTTCTTCGATTTCACGTCGCCGCCGACGGCCACGGGGGTCACGGTCACGTCGCCGGTCCATTTGATGGCCCCGGTCTTGTTGGGCACGAACTCGAACGGCAGGGTCTCGTTGGCGTGGTCGAAGCACCACACGCTCAGGCCATCGGTGCTGAAGTCGTCGCCGATGGTGCCTTCCATCGTCCATGTGGTGGATGTGTTGGCCTCCTGCGATCCGTCCAGATAGGTGGTGGGGTCGTCGGACGAGTTGGATGGGTTGAGCTGCGCCTTGGTCAGGTCGGCGCTGAAGTCGCGGCCCGACTTCTCGTCGGTGATGTTGAACGAGCCGGGGCCGAGTGTGCGCACCTTGCTTGCCATGATGTTCCTTTCAGATGATTTCCAATGGGTTGAGTGTGAGCTGGTAGGCGGCGAGGTCTCCCGAGCCGGCGAGGCTGAGGGTCACGGGCCGTGCCGCCTGGATGTTGAGCTCGTGTTCGGCCATGAGGTCGATGGCCCGCATGACGAGTTCCAACGCGGGGGCCTGGGTGGCCATGGTGCCGGCGATTATGTCGAGCCTCCACGTGATGTCGGGCTCGTTGCCCCACTTCTTGTAGGCGAGTTCGGGCGGTTCGATGAAGACGGCCACCTTGTTCGGCAGTGGTCTGGCCTTCTGTTCGTCGGCCGTGACGATCTGCACGAGGTCGCCCAGGCAGTCTTCGAGCAAGCGGATGAGCGCGTCGCGTTCCTGGATAACGAGGCTGCTCATCATGCCACCGCCAGACTGCCGGCCATGACGCCCACGGCGTTGAGTTTGGGGTACACGCTGCGAAGCGGGTCGGTGGACACGCGGAACGGTTCGAGCGTCGAATCGGCGACGCTCATCACGCCGAAGCGCGCGTCCCTGCTGTTGTACAGGTCGGCCGCGCACGACACGATGCAGTCGCGGCGCACGTCGTCGGGGCATTTCTGGCCGGCGATGGCGGCGTCCACGTAGGTGGTCGCGGTCCGTATCTTCGCTTTCAGACGTTCGTCGTCGCCGGCTGGCATGTTCACCTCGTCGCGCAGCAGGGCCACGAGTTCGCTGGTCTCGTCCGCCATGGTCAGGCCGCGAACTTGATGGGGATCAGGCCCGTGGGCAGGGTGGCGGCGACGGCGAGGTAGCCGTACACGCTGTAGCTGTCGGTGAGCTTGGTCGGGTCGGTGGCGGACAGCTGGGTGGGGCCGCCGGATTCCCAGACGGTCACGGCCTCGGGGTCGATGAAGCAGGCGGTGCCGGCCGGCGCGGCGGGCAGCATCTGCACGGGCAGGCGCAGGAAGCGGCCGGCGATGCCGGTCAGGTCGAAGTCGCCCAGCGTGTCGCTGCCGTCGCCGCTCAGGTCGAAGAAGCGGCTGCCGGAGTCCTTGAGGGCCACGAGCGCCTTCATCACGTCCTTGCTGACGCCGAGGCGGGTCAGGTTGACGTTGCGGTCGTCGGCGATCTCGGCGGCGTCGATGATGAGGCCGGCCCACTGGTCGATGGTCATGGCGTTCAATGCGGCGGGCGCGTCGAGTTTGTTGGGGTCAGTGGATGCGTCGCGCTGGGTGGCGATGGTGTCGTAGAGGAACTGGCGGACCTTGTTCTCGGTAGCTTTCGCGTAGGCGTTGCGCAGGGCCTTCAGCGCGGTGTTGAGCATGGGCGTGGTCGAGCGTTCGATGGTCTGGCGCGACAGGGTGGTGTAGCCGCCGTAGGTGCCCACGGTGGTCACCTTCGTGCCGAACGACACCTTGCCGAACGCGAGCGTGTCGCCTTCCTTGGCCTGCGCCGTGACGCTGGTGGTGTCGGTCTCCACGACGTTGTATTCCATGCTCATGCCGGTGGAGGGCAGGCTGTCGTGGGTGAGGATGCCCATGACCTTGCGGCGCTGTTCGATCAGTCGCAGGTCGTCCGCGATCCAGGTGCTGGTGTTGCCGGTGTTGCCGGTCACGATCAGGTCGCGGCCTTCGCGGTACAGGTTCACGGCCGCTTCGTCGCCGTCCACGAGGGCGCGCAGGTATTCGCCCGCGTTGCGGTATTCGCCGCCCATCGTCTTGCGTTCGGGTGCCGCGCCCTTGGCCAGCGCGGCCTTCATGCCACGCTGTTCCTCCTGGATGCCGTCGAGCATGGCGCGCAGTTCCTCGTCCATGTGGTTCTCCTTCTGGTTGTCGGTTTGGTTGCTTCCGGTTTCGGACATGTTTTCGTGGGCTTGTTCGCGCTGGCCGGTGATGACCGCGTTCGGATACGCGGGGATGCCGGTGACGGCCACCTCGAACAGATCGACCTTGCGTCGATGCACCTCGGTGACGCCGTCGTCGGCTGCCACCTCGCGGTTGTCCACGGGGATGAAGCCGACGCTGAACCCGTCGTAGACGCCTTCGCGCACGAGTTGGATGGCCTCGCGCGCGGCCTGGGTGCCGGCGAGCTTCGCGGTGATGTGCAGTCCGTCCGCCTCGGCGTCCATGCTGGTGACGCGGCCGATGAGCTCGCCGTGCTGGCGGCTGATTTTCACGCTGTCGCGCGAGCCGAAGTCGGTGTCCGGGTCGAACACCTCGGCGTAGTCGCCCCACAGGGCGTACCTGGTGTTGAACGGCACGGCGATGCCGGTCAGGATGCTGCCGTCCCCGTCTTCCGCGTCCCTTACCTGGATGCCGCGCACGTCGAGCATGCGCCGTTCCATCAGTCTGTCGTTCACTGTTGGTTCTCCTTCACTGGTTCCGGCGTGGATGCCAACGGGGCCAGTCCCCGGTCGGCGCGCACCTCGTCCACGGTCATCCACTGGTGTTCCAAAGCGCTGGCGTAGGCCGCGTACCGTTCGCTGGTGTTCGTGCGGCCGCTCGAATCCCAGTCGAACCGCGCCTCGCGGCCGCGCGGCAGAAGACGGTTGAACAGTTCCTCGATCTCGCCCGCGTAGGCGGCCAGCGTGTAGTCGGCGAACTCGATCCAGCTTTGTTCAATGTTCTGGTAGGTCAGGTTGCTGCCATCGACGGCCGCGAGCATGATGGACGCGGGGATGCCGAGCAGTCGCGCGATCTGTGTCGTGTCGAACTTCTGGGTCTCCAGAAACTGCAAATCGGCGGGCTTGAGGTCCAAGGGCACGTATTTCAGGCCATCGGAGACGAAGCGCACCTGGCCGGCCTGGCCGTCCTTGCCCCAGTCGTCCTTCAACGCCTTCAACGTGGGAAGGCTGACCTTCTGCTCGGTGGTCACATAGCCTTTGATGTTGCTGGAATCGGTGTAGAACTTGGCCTTGTAGTCGCGGGCCATCTGCGCGGATTCGACCTCTTCGCGGGCCGCGCCGATGGGTCCCAAGCCCCTGAGCCGTCCGGGCACGTTGAGGAACTTGCAGTGCACGATGTCGTCGGGCGTGTAGTCGCGGCCGAGGTAGCCGTAGCGCAGGCGTGGGCTCGCGGGGTCGTGGCCGTCGTCGCTGACGGTCACGAGCTGCGGGGGCAGCACCTCGCAGGTCACGATCTCGCCGCCGTATCTCACCAGGCGGACGAAGGCGTTGCCGTCGAGGACCATCGAGGCCACCATGTCGGCGAGGAAGTCACGGCGTGAACGGTTGATGTCGGGGCGCTGGACGAGAGCGCTGACGGTATCGAGCTTGATGCCGTTGCGGGTCTCGTTGATCGGCAGGCCGGTGATGGCTGTCTGCAACACCTGCACGCCACGGAACACGGTGGACAGGGTGAGCGGGTCGCATTCCGCGCGGCGGGCCGGGGGCAGGATGCCGTCGGGCACGTCGTCGAGCGCGGCCGCGCCACGGGTGACGATGCCGCCCGCGAGCTTGAGCCTGCGCCAGAATCCAAGTCGTTCGTTCATGCCCACAAGAATGGGGCCGAAGGCGGCGGGCCGTCCAGCACCGTGAAGCCAAGCGAAGCCAAGCGAAGCCAAGCAGCGCCAAGCGGTGCCATCAGACTATGAACGGCGTGGTCTCCTCGGGCTGGTGGGTCGCTCCCCATGCGGCCAACATGCAGCTTTCGAGCGGCGACGTGAGGCCGGTGGAGCCACGGCGGGTGATGCGCCATGCGTCGCCGCTCCACGTGCGCGCGCTTTTGGCCACGCTCATGTCCAGTTCCGTGTCGAGCGCGTGGGTCACGGTGTGGTTCTGCAAGCCGGAAACGTAGGCCTGGCCGACCGCGAGGTAGTCGGCGGCGGAGAGTTCCACGAACCTCACGAGCTGGTCGCCGTAGTTGTCGGTGAGCGATGCGAGCCGGTCGCGCAGGTCGGCGTTGGGGCCGCGCGTGTCCATCACGAGCGGTGCCGCGTAGTCGGTGCACAAACGGGTTATCTCGTCGGGGGCGTTGCCGGTGCCGGCCAGCACCTTGAGCAGTTGGGTGGTGACGGTACCGTCCTGGTTGACGATGCCGACGCTCACGCTGGTGTTGGTGGCGTCCACGTCCACGGCGGCCGCGAACACGATGGGCCGGCCGTCGAGCTCGGCGGGCTTGATCGGCGCGACGGCGGTGGTCTCCCACAGGTCGGCCGCTATCACCCTGTCGGAAACGCCGGTGTCGCGCCTGTTGCCGAACGCGCGAGCCCAACCGGCCACGTTGTCGCCGAACCCCTCGCGGAAGTCGCGTAACTGGGGCTTGTACCACAGGTAGCCGGCGGCGGGATGGTAGCGCATGACCACGTCCAGGTCCTCGGGGTCGGCGTCCTCGGGTATCCCGAAATCGAACCAGCAGGTGCGTTCGGGCACGTCCCCGGCGCGCAAACCGTCCAGCAGCGGGTTGAAATAGGTGCTGTCGGCGTTGCCCTCGGTCGAGGTTATCCACCGTTGCGCGGCCACCCCTGTGCGCATCAGACGAGTGTTCATGGTCGGTATTATGGCGTCCATGATGGTGTCCCCGGCCTCCTTCGTCAGCGAGAACGCCTCATCGATGGTGACCTTGTCCATCTGCTTGCCATGGCCGGCTATCTTGGTCATGGCCATGGGGCTTATCGTGCTGCCGTTCGTGAAGCTCACGCTCATGCCGCCGTTGGAGAACCGGAACTTACGGACCTTCTGCATCAGGCGCGTGCCCTGCATCAGTTCGGCGTACTCCTTGAAATGGTCCTCGGCGTCCTTGCCGGTCTGCGCTGCGTAGGCAATGCGCCGGCGGCGGCCAAGGGATGCGTTGAACGTGTCCGACGAGT